CTCAATTAATACTATTGATAAGAATTACTGGAGTGATTATAAAGGAATAGACTCCAATGGAGATGGAGTAGGAGACAGCCCTTATGTTATTGACGAGTATAACCAAGACAAGCACCCTCTGACTAACCCTGCCCAAATACTCCCGCCGCCATTCCATAGCACACGCCCAAACGCTACGCCAAGCCCAACTTCTCCAATAGGAACCATCAACACTGGTCCTAATATGCCAGAAACAGAGCCATTCCCAACTTCAGTTTTAGTGGCTTTGATTCTTTTAGTGGTTGTTATTACTTCGCTACTACTCTACATTAAACGGTTAAAAAGCAAATAGCTTGGCTGCGGTTAAAGCAAAAAGAGCTTGCTTATGGCGCCTAATATACAAAAACGACTGGTTAGGAACAAAGTTTTACTGAAAGCACACACCATTTTTAGGATATGGGAAGCCTCGGCAGAATATTCTCTCTGCTTCTTATCGCTATATTGGCAGTCTCAAGCCTAACAGTACTTGAATCTGCAAATGCTCAAACCTTTGAGTCTATAACGATTAAAGATGATGGAAGTATTGTTCCTCCAACAGCATCTTTAACAAAAACTGGAAACGTTTACAAGTTAACTGCTGATATCTTTGGCACCATAAAGGTTGAAAAATTTGGGATAGTACTTGACGGTGCAGGGTTCAACCTTCAAGGAAATAATTCTGGATTCGGTATACAAATCTTCAACCCATACAATGCTACACCAATAAACAGCCTTGATGTTACAATCAAGAATTTTAAAATCAAAGGTTTTGATCGGGGTATTGATGTATTGGGGTATTGGGGAAATAATATCAGCGGAGTCTCGATAGAGGGGAACAATATTGCAAACAATAGTATTGGTGTTTTCTTTTCAAGTTATAGTCGCTATTCAAACAACGTTATAATCGGTAATATCATCGCTGGTAACAATCAAGGCATTGCCCTTCAAATGGGGCATGTTGGCGATGAAAGTGGAAACGTCATTTCTTTTAATCAAATAGCGCAGAACCAAGTTGGCATGTATTTTCAATGGATGGGTGATTATTATAGTTGGAAACCCGATCCATTCCAGATGAATAACCGAATCTACAGTAACAACTTCATCGATAACAATCAAAATGTGGTTAACGGACATATCATATATGACCCTGATTGTGCCAACGTTTGGGACAACGGTTCTAAGGGTAATTATTGGAGCGATTACAACAGCACAGACAGTAACAATGACGGGGTAGCGGATGGCAACTATACAATTGACAGTAATAACATAGACCGTTATCCGCTTATGTCTCCAGTTGTAGATAGCCCAATTCCAGCTTTAACAGTCCCGCTTATTCCCAGTTCCTTTCCACCGACAGATAGAAAGGCACCTCTTTTAGACCCAATAATCTACTTGATACTAGTCAGCGTCATGTTGGGTGTTATTGTTTTAACTGTTTTGCTTTTTAGAAGGCATCGAAAAACTGCTAACTTGAAGAAATGACCTTTTTTCAGCGATGTGGTGTACCTACCCTCTGTAGTCGGTCAAGAAACTTGTTACTGAATTACATACTAAGAAAATGATAAATCTTTAAGCGGGCATATAGTTTACCTGGTTGGTGCATCTCAGTGCTCAGGTTTCTTCGTGTAGCTTACGGTGTGCTGCTTGTTGCTATATTATTTGTTCCCTTCGGCATTTATAACACGATGGCTGAGCCTTATGTTTCAGGGGTTGTTTGGGGTTTCATGCTCCCTGTAGGTTACATTGCTGCCGCATCAGGCATCGCCATAATTTTTTATCCACAAACAAAAGTGCTCAGAAAGTTGGGAGTTGGCTATCTTTTAATGCTAATCGGAGCTTCGATGCTACTTTCATTGATTTTCCCCAGAGAATTATCTATCAGCCTTCTCCATGGAACGAATATAATTGATATTGACTACTCAACCTTCTATGGCGCCCTCTTTTGGTTATCGCTCCTCAACGTAAGTGCTGGGTTCGCGGTTAAAATAACGAAAAGCGTAAGAAAAAAGAGCAAAACTTAAACAGTTTTGTTTGAGGTTGCATCCTTGTTAAATTGACTGTTTTTTACATTATCGCTTTCTTGATATTATCGTGTTTAGGCTCTCAAGCCATTAATCTTTAGTTACGGCTTGGTTTTGCGATTGTTATGTCTCAGGATGGCGTTGGTTGTAAAGAATGCAAGCGGCTTAGAGAGCATGTAGCTTCTCTTTTGCCTTTCAAAGTTCTTGAGGCTCTGTCCGGTAAACCCTTGAGTATTCGGGGCGTAGCCATGTGCAGTGGCATGAGCCGAAACCACAACATCTACACCAGCGAGGAGCTGCAAGCCTTCACAAGCAAATTGGCTAGCGCTCCAGTTTACATCGAGCACGTTGCAGTCCCTAACGCGATCGGAAAGGTTACCAAAACCGATTGGGATGGTCACAACCTTTGGTATGAAGCTGAGATTTACGACGAATCTACCGCTGAGAAAATCCGCAAAGGCCTAATCCAGCACGTCAGCGTCGGAGCAGACTACGAAGCCGTTGATCTTGTGGATGGCAAAATCCCGCATGGATTGCACAATGCCGAGTTAAGCCTTGTAGCAGTGCCCGGTATTCCCGAGACTAACGTGCAAGTTTTAGAAAAATTAACTCAAACAGAAGGCAAGTTAACTGAGGCACAAAAAACCATCGAAGACTTACGCAAACAAGTCCCCATTGATGGCTTGCTGAAGAATCCTCCTAAAATGATCGCTGTCTCTGAAGCGGCTAGGATGGTTGAATCTGTTTTGCCCTCGACTATGGTTCAGCGGAGTTGGAGTCTTGGACCGCAGCGTATGTGTCAGGAACTGCGAAGAGTAGTTCAACAGCTAGAAAAGCAAGCGGGAGGCTGCTAGCTGTGTTTATGCTCATTTCTATGAGGGAGAGTACCAAAGGACGAACTTTGGGAAATTCAACAAAAATCGATTTGACTTTTTATGGCTGATAGAACAGGCAAAGCTTGGATGGCTGCAGGAGAAACAGACGACCCAAACGCCATAATCGAATCTTTTGAAGCCGCCGCAGGAATCACCAAAGGCTCACCCGTCTACTTGAGCGCCGATGATAAAGTTTCGGCTAGCCCAGGCGGAGACGATGCTATAGGAGTGGCAACCAAAACAGTGCTGGCAGCGGAAATGTGTCCGGTGCTTAAACGTGGAAGAGTAAAAGTCGCAGCAAATGGAGCCATAACACGAGGAAAAGCAGTTTGCGCAGCTGGAAGCAACAAAGTAGCCCCACTGGTTGACCAAGCAGTCAACGAAGGCGGCGCAGCAACCTACACCATATTCTACAACCGCAAACTCGGCACAGCTCTAGAATCCACAACAACAGATGGCGACTTGCTATTCATCGATGTGGAAAAGTGATAGTAATGAAACCTCGACTTTTTGAAGCCCTAATGGCAAAACAAAGCGACCAGCGTGAAGTCTACGAGAAGCTAAAGCAGAAAGCCGACCACCCATTCCTCAAACGCTATGCTCAGATGGGTGTCAAAGAAGGCTTCTTTAGCGACATGGCAAGCGCTCTTGGCAGGATGCACGACACTATGGTGGATGCTGCATGGCCTGAGCTGATTGGCAGAAACATAATCACTGTCATGCCAACATCTGAGGCGATGGAGCGTTTTCCACTTGACGCAGGCGCAGTTGGCTACCGCTATGCAGAAGGCGCAGTAACAAGACTAAGTTCAAAGAAACCCTCCACAGTAGACATCTACACTAACCAGCTAGCCGAATCCTCTGATGAGTGGTCCCGCGAATACCTCGAAGATGCCACTTGGAACGTTATGAGCAAAGCCGTCGACAACGTTGGCAGAGCACTTGGACAGAACGAAACCGAAGTAATCTTGGCATTGTACGCTGCAGTTCAAGCCGGCGACTTAGCAACTGGCGCTGAGTTAGCTGGCGGCGGTCTTGTCGCTAGCTGGGCGTCACTGTTGAGCTTGCATGAGGCGGTTCGAAGAGAACACTGGCGACCCAACGTATTGGCCGTCAACGAGATGCAACTACACCAGCTGCTAAACGATGACAAATTCGTAAAATCCGTTTATCTGCCAAGTAGTGAAACCGACATCGCACAAGGCACTATCGGTAGTGTACTTGGCATGACTGTGCAGTCAAGCACTCTGGTACCTAACGGAACCATGTATGCGATTGACACCCGAGTTGCTTCCGTTATGCTTCTACGCCGAGACGTCACTGTTGAAGACTGGGAAGACGTCAAAACAGGCAAGTACGGCGTCCGTGGAACCACACGGTTTGGCGCTGGCATCCTTCGCTCCAAAGCTATTGCCCGAATGACCAACGTAAAGCAGACCATGACCTAAACTGCTCTAACAACAATTTTTCATCCCTCCTTTTTTGGGAAACAAAAAATCCTTTGAGGTTTAACCTGCATGAGTAATGTCTTAAGAAAAATCCGTGAAGTACTCTCATATGCACCCGCCTCAGGCGTGGCATCCCCAAAGGACAGAGTATTCTTTGACACCTCATGCATCCCACTGGCAGACGTCATGAAGCTCTATGACCGAGACCCAACCTGCAAAAGTAGCGTTGACCTGTTGGCAGCTTCAACGGTTGGCATGGGCTTCTATACCACAGTTGACGAGAAATACGATAAAGCCACAGAGGCTAAAGCGGCGGTTGACAGGTTTTGCGAAGAAGTCAACCTTGATGGACTTTTAAACGACATGGCCAAACCCCTGATTGCGTGTGGCAACGATTTCTGGCTAAAACTCACACCTGAACGGCTAGCCGACACGTTGAGAATGCCGATTGATTCAGTCCAACGCATAGGGCTAAGCTCTGTTCCCACCCTAAAAATTCCCTACAAAGTCACAGGCTACCAGCTCCAAGCCACCTACAGCGGAAACGCTGGAAACGAGCTAAAACCCGAAGCCGTCATCCACTGGCGCCTAAACGGAGATGTTCCATCGGGGTTCGGAGTAGGCTTACTGCAGGTTCTACTGCATACTTTGACAGTTGACACTGATAAGCGACCCTCGTATGCTTGGATGAAAGCCAAAATAGAGAAGATTCTGCCAAACATTTTCGTTAAATACGCTGGGCCTGACGTCGTTGTGCAACTTGAAGGCCAAAAAGAGGACACCATCAAAAAGTATGAGAGCGCAATCAAGAATCGCCCGGAAGAAGGGCAGTGGCTGTTTAGCGGCGCCAAATCTGTCGGCGTATACCCAGTATCCATTGACCCGAGGGCACGTTTTGAGTATTACATCGACCACATGGTAAA